GAGAGTGTAACTATCTTAATATAGTTTTCTATAAAGTAAACAGGATTATCCTGACAAGCAAGAAACTCTCTTACTTGTTTTTTTGTAAAGCGTATCTTTTGATTTGCCGCTTTTAAATTAGGATTACCTAGGTAAGTTTTGTCCATATTCTTCTACACTTGGTCTTAAATTTTCGTAACCTTTAATACTTATATCTTTGATAAGACCTAGTCCTTCTCCTACATGTAACCATGACATAAGATTAAATGTTGATGTCATATCTTTTCCTTGTGTATGATACCATCTTAGATTACCTTTTTTTATTTGTTCTAATTTATATTCAAAATCTGGTAAAACATTTTTATCTCCAAACTCATGCCAAAAAAGACTATCGTGTCTTTTAGACATGTAGTGGAAATATAAAAACTCTGCTACCATATCATTGTTACCTGCGATTAATTTATTATATTCTTGTTTTGTATCTTCATCATTTGTAAACATAACATCTATAAAAGTTTCTAATGCTCTTAGTTGTTCAGTTGCCATCCAGATAGACGTTGCCTCTAATGGTTCTGTAAAACCAGAAGATAGACCTACAGCAATACAATTCTTTTCCCATGTTTCTTCATATCTACCTGCGTCAAAATTTATTGTTCTTGTATATTCTATTTCAGGAAACATTTCTTTTGCCTCATTAAATGCTTGTTCTTCAGTAATATAATCACTATCAAATATATAACCTGCACCGTATCTATGTTGTAAAGGTATCTTCCACACCCAACCATATTTCATTGCAATTGCCTGTGTATATGGTTTGTTATCTGTAGGTAAAAAGAAAGGTATTGCTTTCTTAATTGGTAAAAAACTTTGATAACTTTTCCATTTTTTATTATATACTTTACCAATTAACTCTCTACGAAAACCTGTGCAGTCAAAAACAAAATCACACTCTACATTGTTTATACTAATAATATTACCATAGTCATCATGTTTAATATCTTTTATTTCATCATAGATATGTTTATCAACTTTAGTAATTTTTTTTAAATAGTCTGCTAAAAGATGTGCGTCAAAGTGTAAAGAGTAATCTATATTATCTGTATCAATAACATTCTTATATGATTGTATGGTTGCATAAGTATGGTCTTTCAAAGGCATTTTTTTATGTATTAGATGTTTTAAATAATAGTCATATGCACCGTAACCAAATAAGTTATCTATACCAAAATGATACCATTCGTTCTTTGCTGTAAAAGGATGAAAGTATTTCTCGCCATCGCCATTCCAGTTTTCAAAAGATATGCCTTGTTTAATTGTACCTTTACATTCTTTTAATAATTCTTGTATATCTACATCTAACATAGTTAAGAAAGAAGTTAAATGTGGTGTTGAACCTTCACCTGCACCTAAGATACCAATAGGTTTACTTTCTATCAATGTGATATGATGATGTGGAAAAGTTTTAGTTAGATATAAGGCAGTTAACCAACCAGCAGTACCACCACCCATTACTAATATTTTTTTAGCCGTTGTATCCGTTGTGTCCATATTTGTATCCTGGTCCGTTAAATCTTAAATCAAAACTTAACATTATTCTTTCTTCATCTGCACCATGTGGTGTAGTACCATGTTCTAAGAAACTCGGCCACATGTATAAGTCACCTGCTTTAGGTGTATAAAATCTCATGTTGCCTTTGTCTATAAATTTTTGTGTCCACGAATTAGTTTGTGGTCTTGGGTCTTTAAAATATATTTGTCCTGAGTTTTGAGGTGTTTGTAAATAATATGCACCTGACATTGTGTGCTCATTATGACTATGTAATAAATGATACTCACCTTTTTTTAGCATATTTGCCCACATATTAGTAAACGTAATCTCAGTTACATTCAAAGCAAACAAACTACGACAAAAATCTTCTATGGTTCTTTTAAGAGTTGGAAAATCTAAGTCTGTTCTACTAACCCATGCACCGTTAGGGTCTTCGTTAGTATCTTGTATCTTATCTTTATTAACTAAAAGATAATCTAATATTTCTTTGTCAACGCCTATGTTAACATTAAATAACGGTGTTTGCCAAAGTAGTTCTTCATTTATCTTTATCATTCTTTTCTTTTATTAGTTTCTGCAATTCTGCTGTACTACCAACAAAGAGATTATTTTCAACTTTGTTAGGTCCTTTTTTTGTTTCTTCCCCTAACTTTTTCATTTTTTCTTGCAACTGTAATAATTTTTCAGTTGTTTTTCCCACCGTATCAATTAATTGTCCTGCAACTTCGTATGTTCTAGGATGGTCTGTTTCTTTTGCAAGTGTAAGAATGCCATCTATTGCGTCTTGTCCTCTTTCTACTAGATTATATAGGTTTTCCCTACTGTACTTATAATCACTACTAATATCTTCTTTCTCATTAGGTCTAGGTACAGCAGGTGTTGTTTGAACAATCTCTTGCTTAGTTTCAGTTATATCTAATAACTCGTTTAGTTTATCTTCTACTTTTTTCATACCCGCCAAACTTTATTGAGAACCTAGGACTATTAGGTTCGTTAAACGCATGTGCCTTATGCACGACATCACCTGAAAATTCTAAAACTCTACCGTGTTTAAACGGCACAGTATCTCCGTCTTTTACAAAAAACTCACCACCAGTTGTATTATCTTCAGTTGTTAACATTAATATATAAACTTTATAATCTTTATCACCGTCAACATGAAAAGAACCATTCATGCCCATAAATTGTATATTAGCATATATCTCTCTTAATTCTAAATTAGGATTTAAATATTCTATTGCTTTTGCTAAATCAGTAAAACATTCTTTTTGATATATGGTAACATCTTTCCAATCATTATACTTATAGAAAAATCTACCCATAAGTCTATGAGTACCTGTATGACCATAAGGCCAGCTCTTTCTACCTGCAATGTTATCAGCAATATATGAGACGTTTGTTGATAAGTGAAATGCTAAATCGTCAACCCATTTCTTATCAAAAACGCCATCATGTATTTTTATCTCAGTATTCATAATAAAAAAATTATGTATTATTGTTTATCTTCACCAGAAGACGGATCATATTCGTCAGCATCCTGGAAGAAAGACCTTGTCTCGTTAAATCCAAAATCATCATCAGCATCAGCACTAGTTGGGTTAGGCGTAACAACATATCTTTGTTCTCGTCTTGCCGTTGTAGTGTTTGTATTTGTATATTGGTCGACTTGTACTTGTTTGATAACACTTGTACTTGTAACAGGTCCATACAGATACATCTTTGCTGTAAATGATAGAGTGTACATTAACACTCGTCTCTCAGTAAATGCGCCATCATAACTATCTTCGTATGTTACGTCATTTAAGATTATTGGAACGTCTCTCACTATATCTAACTGTGGCATTACGTTTAATGAAACAGTATAGTCAGGTTGAAACATAGGTAATATTTGTTCAACTATTTGTAATGCGTCTTCACTATTTTTTGCCATAGTAAACAATGTAAAAGAAACATTGTATGGTACAGGCATGTAAACGTTTGATAGTGATTTACTATCTGCACCTTTTACCTTTTTAAATTTTTGAATACGGTTTAATTTTCTACCTGGGTCATATGTAAGACCTGTTAATTCAAAACCTATTCTAGGTAAAGTTAGTGCCGTTGTTTTTACATTGTCAGCACCTCTTGTAGAGTCCTGGTCAATTCTAGCTAAAAACTTTTGTTTTGGTCCGTATGCAAGAGGAACTTTCATCTTTTGATTTATTTTTCCTGTACTTGACCTACGGTATATGTACAAATCGTTAAACAATGTACCAAACGCTACTATCGTTTTTCTTATCAGTTCATGGTATTGTGCGTCTTTAAACATTATTTACTCCTTATGTGTCGCTTGGGTCACCAAACGGATTCTTTTCTGTGAAGTCAAAGATATCATTATTTGCGTCTGTATCATTTAATCCTGCTTCATCATCAAAAGATATATTGTCTGCACCTGCAACGTCTTGGCTGGTGCTTGTTGTGTTGCCATCTTCTAACACTATATAGTCAATCAAATTAGGGTCATCTTCTAATACGATATTGTCACCGTCAACTTCGTCAACGATTAACTCACCTGCTTCAGTTAGCAATGCTTCAACATTACCATCTGTTTGTTCAGCAAGTAATGAACCTGAAGATGTTGTACCAACTTCTAGTGTTATTTGATTTTGTAATAAATCTATATTTACGTCTTCTAGTTTACTGTCTATCTCAGTAACTCCTGTATCAACTAATTCATGTGAGTAATCCCAAACACTCGTTTTAAGTTTGAAGATAGGTAAATCATTTATTTGATACATTGGATCTTCGTCTTCAACGAAGTCTATTTGGAAAAACTTTTTGAAGGTTGGCATATAGATAATGTCACCTTCTCTAGGTCTGTTTATTGAAATTGTATTTGTTGGTTGGTCTACTAGTAATTCAAAAGTACGTCTGCTAACTACAAAAGTTAACTCGTCTCTCATATCTAAACCAAACTTACCAATTAAGTCACCTTGACCTGCAAAACCATTTACATCTTCTATATACATTTCTATAGAAAATGCTTCTGTATATTTACTGTCTGGTACTTCACCTAAAATTTTATCTTCAGTTACAGTTGTTCTAGGCAAATAGTGTACTTCATGCCCGAATATCTTTAACTGCTCTATGATTAAATCTTCATAAAGAGTTTTTTCAGAATGTGTACCATGTGAAAAGTATGTGTTTTTCATTTACTACCCCATCATGTAGTTTGGTGGTAACTCGTATGATAATTGTATTTGTTCTTCTAATTTATTTAATTCTTCTTGCGCCTGTGAATATATTTGTTCACCATTCATCTGAACGCCACCTAACATTGCGACACCTTGAAACTTAGATAAGTTAGTACCCCATTGTTTTTTAATTAATTGAATAGTATATTTTTTTAAGAATATATCATCAAATAAATCTGTAAATGTAGAACCATCTAATTTACGATAGCACTCAATGATTATAAAATCACCTGCTTTAACATCATTTGCCCAATCCATATCAATATATAATCTATTTTTGTGTTGATTAAATCTAACTGGTCTTTCACCTGTTAAGATATGGTCAAGTAAATCTAAATGTCTTAATGTCATATCATAGTGTATAATACTTGTAGATGAAAAATCATACAAGTCATTTAATCTTAGTTGATATCTGACATCAAATAAATTTAATGCCGCTTTGTCTGTACCC